CATTATTTCTATATTAAAAAAGGGGCTTTTACACCCCTATTAAATCTAAAATGGTAAATCCGAAGTTTCTTCTACTGCAACTTTTGCTTCTTGCTTTGTAGCAGTTGTTACTTTACCATCAGTCCAAACTACTTTACCATTTCCAATATAGTTTTTAGCTTTTTTAGCTTCACGTTCTTCTTGTGTTTGTGAATCAGTTATAGAAACATTTTGTCCCCATTGGTTTGTTTCATCACTAATTGAAATTGTGCCGTTGTAGTATACTGCACCATCTTTACCAATTACAAATTTCTCTTTTGGTAGTTTGTCTACCCTTAAACTAAAATTAATTAATGTACTCATATTTATTTATTTATTTGATTTTTAAAATTATTTGGATATTTTAACATTAGCCATTCACTATCCCACAAATTATTTTTTGTTAAATATTTAGGTTCGTAAAGTGGTAATTTAAACACTTTGTTTTCTTTACTAATTTTCTTGTTCTTCATAGGGTAAATTATTTTCAATTAGAAACTTTAAAATAGTAGTTCGATTAGTTTTAAACCTTTTAGCGTTTTGTTCTAAAATATCATATTGATTTTGATTTAAACATAGTAAAATTCTTTTAGAATAATTTTTGTTTTTAATATGCTTTTGTAAATCATTTTTTAAATCTTCATCCATTACTTGATTTTTAAAAGTTCGTCTTTAACTGTTTTTGCTAATTTATATTTATTTTCTATCGTTGCAATATTACCACCTTTTTTTAAATATTCAATAGCTTGATTAAATTCAGGTGTATTTTTGTTTAACCATTTTTCTTCTGTGGCAGTTGTTGCATTTTTTGCACTAACTGAATTTCCGTGTGAATTAGTAGCATCAGCATCTTGTGTATCATCAATTAATAACAGGTTACCTAATGCATACTTTTTACCATAAGATGAAGCAGAACCAAACTGTTGTGGAACTTGCATTCCTTTTTGTTGTAAATCTACACCCACAATTGCAGTAGCTTCTATTTCGTTAATTTCGTTGTTATCGTGAATAGTAGCAGTAGAAATTAGTATTGGTGTAGTTTCAAATATTACACTTACTTCTTCACGAATCGTAAAGTAAACACTATACTTTTCGTTAAATGGTTTTAATCCTTCTAATATATCTTCTGCTGAACGGAAGTTATATTTGCCAAATGAATTAAACCTACTTTTATTAGATTTGAATTCTACTTGAATTTTTGATAGCTTTTCAGCTAAAGTTAATTTAGTCATTTTGTTCTTGTTTTAAATTATAAATCTGTTGTTTAATTATTCTTTTGTAATCTGCAGGACAATCATCAGCCGCTAACTCGAAACAGTAAGTTTCTAACTGTGATAGTAAACTATTCATTTTGCAAACATTTCTTTGTAATGCTTCAATTTGAAATCTTTGGTAATCTATTAAATCTTTCATTAGTATCTAAAAATTATTTGTAATAAAAAATACATTGCTGCTATAAAGCAAAATGTGTATTGGTACTCGGCCTTCTGAATAAAGTTTTTAAAAAATGTTTTCATAATTTGTTATTTGTTATTGTTTGATGAAGCAAATGTATATTAAAAAAGTATATACAAATTTACTTTAACAAAACTTTAACATTTAAGCAAAAAAAAGGGTAGCTATTAAACTACCCAATTTTCAAAGAAATAACAAAGAACAGACAAATTATATTTTACTTTTATAGTATTCTATTTTTTCAAGCAAATCTACATCAGCAAATTTAACTGTTTTTCTCGATTCATTTAATAAAGTTATTGACATTGTTTCACCCAAGTATTTTGAGTATAAGTATTGTTCACCACTTCGCATAACATTACAAGCATAACATTGAACTTGTACGTTATCTTCGTTCCAACGTGTTGAGTAATGCCTTCTACTCATAAAATGGCCCGCCTGTAGTTTGCGCCATTCATCTTGCTTACCACAAGTAACACATTTAGAAACACCATTTACTGCGTATCTTTGCCGTATGTATTGACTGAAAATTGTATCTAACTTTTTAACCAACGAACTTCTACTTACTTTTTTAGCCATAACATATCGCATATCGCATTTTAAAGCGTTTTAAACAACTTTCTTTGTGTTTTGATATACTTGTATACCTGACATAAAAATAATGCGTTAAAACGGCTGATTTATTTTATTTTTAATTTTAATAATATATATAATATAACACTAAATATAGTTAAATATATAACTAAAAAATATAATATAATATAATAATACTAAATATATAACTAAATTATAATATAATATAATAATATATATAATATAGCTTAAAAAAGTATTTTATCTACCTTGTCCGGTATATTGCTTTTTGTAGTTCTTAGAAGTTTTTAATTTAGAACTTTTAGATTTAGCGTGGATGTTTGGCCTGTTAATATCCTTTTCAATTTTTAAAGTAGTCGTAGTTTGTTTTGCCATTTGTAAGCTAAATAAATTAAGATGATTATTAATAAAATCCACCAATAGTTTAAAATACTTTCTTTTCTGTCTATATTTTTAACTTTAGTGTTTTGTTTAGTAGAACTTTTAGCTTCAGTATGCTTTATAACGTGTTTTAAATCGATTTGAGCAACTTTATTAGTATTTTGATATGTAGTATTGTCTTTACGTTTTTTAATGCGTAATTTCACGTTAAAATAAGTTTTACCATTTACTTTAATTTCTTTGGTAGAATCTAACGGAATTATACAAATTTCAGTTTCTTCAGTATCAATATTAATATTAGTAGAATCATCTGTAGTTTTAATAGATTTACTACTATCAATTTGAGTTGTAGTTACACTTGAATCTTTTTTAATTTCTGTAGTGTTTACTTGTACTTTTCTTGAACCACAAGATAGTAATAGTAAACTAACTAAAATATATAAATGCTTCTTCATTTCTTCTTAATGTTAATCCACGTACTACTTTACCACCTGCTTTATTCCAACGTAAAAATTGGTCTTTTATCTTTGGATTCTTTGCATTTTCATTTACCATTTTTAATAAAGTAGATAACTGAAAAGCTGCTATTCCAATGTTGTACGATAGTGAAACTAAAGAATTAAATTGATTTTGATTTATAGGGTAGGTAACTAACTTACTTACTTTATCTGCAAATCTATCAGCTATTTCTTTAAACATTTCAAACGCTTCTGCTTCTGTAATTTGTTTATCGAGTAACGTTACTTTTTTTGAGTTTGGATAGTAAGTATTGCCGTAACCTATAGTAGGCACTTTAGCAGAACATAAATAAGGTTTAGCACTAAATCCTTCAAATTTTGTGATTAATCTGTAACCTTCTGAATTTAATTTCATTTAGAAAAAGTTTTAAAAATTAAAGTAACTAATGCAGCAGTAAAAGCAGCAACTACAAATTTAGCTTGACGAACGTAAACTTTCATTTCGTTTTCGTTATCTTCAATTTCAGTTACTCTATTATCAATATCTGATATTTTCCAAACTAAACCCTTATAGTCGTTTAATGCAGAACCTATTAATGCTTGCTTAATTTCTTTTATATCAGAAGAACGAATTTCACTATCTTGTTTTAATAGTTTCAAGTGTTGTTCTATTCTGTCTAATCTTTCTGATTCTAAATTACTCATTTTTAAATTTATTCGGTTGCGACAAATATAGCTTTGCAGCACCAAGTGTTATTACTAAAATCTTAAATATAGTTCCTACGTATTCAGGTAAACCTAACTGACTAATTAAATCAACAAGTAAGTCGGTCGTTTGGTCTAATATTCCCAAAACGATTAAAATAATCGGCAGTAAATGCTCTTTAATTTGTTTCATCTATTTGCTCTTCTACTATAATATAATTTCCAAAGGCTATGGCTTCCGCTCCATCTAGTGTTTCAATATAACCATCTTCGGTTATCATTCGGTATTTAGTTCTTATCATCTCAAAGTTGTTAAGTTGTTTTCATAAAATAAATAATCACAATTTACCATTCGATTTGTAGTTCCAGCATTTTTAACAATTGATTGTTTTACCTTAAATCTACGACCAAGTGCAAAAGTTGGTATATTTGTTACGTGAGTAGCGGCTAAAGTTCCGTTTATATAAAACTTTACTTCCGTTGCTGTTGCATTTACCGTTATCCTTAATTTAACCCAGTTTGTCGTAACTGGAACTGATGTAATTGTAAGTGTTCTAGATGTATTATTAACAGTAAAACATTGCCAATTTGGAGTTGCAGTTGAACTATTACTTGTACCACCCTCATCGTATGTAAAAAATGCACCATTATTTTCAGATGCTTGCGTGGCTAAATCACCAAATCCAGTTATAAATCTAAATCTTTCGGTTGCGTTTGATAAAATATCCACACAAATATATGTTTCATAAGTCCAAGTTCCACCCCCAAATTGAAATTGTTGTCCAGAACTATTTGATTCACTTATATGCATTGCATATCCGCTTGTGGTAGTGCCTGTTGCATATGTACAAATTCCAACTTGATTAGAACTTTGATTTGCAATTATTGCATTAAACCTAATGGTTGAACCACCAGAAATAACTGATTGTAATCTATCTAATGTAAATGAACTATCAAAGTCATTAAAATATTGCACTCCACCTACCGCTAGATTATAAAACGATGTGTTTTGCCAAATATCTGTTGCCGAAGTGTAAGTTAGCACGTCTCTATTCGCAGGCGTTGTTATTTTTACATCGTGAAGCTCCGAAATTTCATACCCGTTATCTACCTTAACAAATATAGAACCTTGAGTTATATGAGCGTGAATAACGTAACCAAGTATAATTAAATGATTTGGCGCAACAGGTTTAACTTTTGTGGCATTTCCCGCAGTTGTAGGCGATAAGTATAGTATATCCCCATCGGCCCACGTTTCGCCCTGTAAACTCCCTGTTGTGTTTATGCCTCTTACAAGTCCGCTTGTGGTAATGAAACCCTCTTGGTTGTTGTTAATTGTTTCGGTTACGAGTCCAATTGTTTCTGCGCTTAATAGGTCGTTTGTGGCTACCGCTAAATCAACTTTTAATCGTTGCCCTTGCGCTCCTGTAACTCTAACCGCTTGATAATTTGCCTCTAATAAATTTATATTGGTAGCCGTTTTATTTACAACTCTTAAAACTTGCTCTTGCCCGATTTGCAAAGTTACGTTTCCGCCTTTCAATCCTAAATCAACTGTTCCATCGCTATCGTTCCATCGCATTACCCCAACTCCCGCAGTTCCTGTTGGTGTTTGGTCAAACTCAACTTGTCCCGCCTTAATTTCAAACTCGCCCAAGTCCACGTCTTGCGTTGCGCCTGTGTAAGGTACGAAACCCGAAACATCAGGTAAATCAGCAGCAGTTATAAAAGGGTTTACACCATCTTCACCATCGTTTATTAATTGTGATGTATTAGTTATTTCAGCAGAAGTTACTTTGTTTATGTTTACCTGAATCAGTTGTTCAGTAATGTTTAAAGTAACATCTTCAGTAGTTTCAAACACATTAATATCAATTACTTCCTGAATTTCAGAAGATACTATATTAATTGTTTCATTTGTTTCAGAAACATTTATGTTTACTTGTTCACACATTAGCGGGTTACATCATTTAGAATTAAAAAATTACCTGAAATATAGGTTTTAACAATTCCATCAAAATCAAACTCAATATCATAAATATAATTAAAAGCAGGTATATTTATAATTTGCTGATTGATTCTAAATAAACCATTTACAGCATCTGTAATAGTAATTCCTGCATTTGCTACAGAAGTTAAAGATAAACCAACTACACCACCATATTCTTTACGCAGTTGCATACGAATAGTAGTATCTGTTAAATCTACAGGAATAGTATCTACGTTAATTTCGAAATTTACTGCTTCGAACGTATCTGATTTTATGTGTTGAAAGTTTAAACTCATTTTCTATTTTAGTTAAAAATAATTGTAATTTTTGTACGTTCTTTTCTTTGGGTTTGTATGTTTCTTTTATAGTATCCATCCTGTAAAATTGGCGTCCCTATCAGGGAAAACATCAGCGTTTGAATTAGAAGTATATTCAGGAAAATCAACCTGATTGAAACACATATAATCTATAAAACGATTTGTATAAGATTGTGCTACATCACGCTCTTTTTCTATTAAGAAATCTATTTCGTTTTTATCTACGTTTGAACTTGCTTCGCTTGAGTGTTTAAATACACCTTTATTAGCGATAGTATAAGCAGCGTAGGGTAAATATTCTACCATTGACCAATGAATTACCATTGGTTTGATATAAGTCGTTAAAAGCGATGTATATGGTTCTGCTAACGTACTTGAAACTATATCATCATTAATTTTATTAAATAATTGAGTACCAAGATAGTTTTGAATATGAATATCCTGAGCAATTTTAATATATTGAATAAATTTATCAGTATCGATGTTGCCATTTAATGCAGTAAATTTTACAATATCATCACGTGTTATAAAGAGTGCCTGTGCCATTTGTTAGTTTTTAAATCCCATTTTATCCCAATATTCTTTTGTGTATCCTTTTCTTGGCATATCAGCAGGTTTCATAGATACTTCTTTTTCGTTTCTAATCCTATACCCGTATTGTTCAGCTATTCTATTACTTAATGGTTTAGCACTTGGATTTGTAGGGTCAACTTTTACACCTTCTAAATTAGCGTAAGTTCTTCGCAGCCATTTATGTTCACATCTTGGGCCGCCTTTAAAAAACCATACAGAATAATTAGCAGCACCACCTTTACCAAAGCCCGGATTTACTGCTAAACTCTCCATAGCTATAATATCTTCTTTACGATATACTTTATCTGCATTTAACATTTTATTGCAAAATTCTCTTTCACCTGTTAAATTACCACTATAAACGTAACGTGTAATAAAGTTTACACCATCAATTACTTTATCTTGTTCAGGGCTTTTAATGTTTGGTCTTGCAGTACCTGTGCTAACAAATTTCCATACTTTAGATAGTAATGATTTATCTTCTTTCTTATTTATAGATTCTAATTCAGTATCTAATTCATCTTCTAAATCGTAATCTACTTCTGTTTCATCAATCAATAACCATTCATCACCTAATACTTCACCTTTGTTTATTAATTCATCAGCTATAGATTCAGAAGCTAAACAAGTGTGTGAACTTAAACCTGTTTCTTCAGCTACTTGTTCTTGTGTAGTAGTGTTTTCTAAATCAGTAAATTCTAATGGTTGTATAGTTCTAAAGTATAATTTTAAAGAAATACTATTTACTGCTAAAATTGTATCTAATGCTGAACAAATTTCTTCTTGGTATGGTTTAATTACAATGTTATCAAACAATAAAGTAGCAGTTTTAATTTCATCTGCATTGTTTCCTAATCCACCATCACCTGTACGTACTCCTAAAAGCATAGGTGAAGTTACACGGTGTCCTACAATTAGTTTTTCAAAACATTCTTTGCTTAAGTATTCGTAGTGTGCAGGTGCATCTGTTAAAGGTAAATCATCAACTGTAGTTTTAGATTCAGCATTAGCATTAAAAGCTATAATTACTTTTTCACCTTGTGCGCCTGTTACCTTAGAAAGAACATCACGTTTGATTCTATCACGCATTTCTTCAGAAGGAATACCATTGTTAAAATTGATAACTTTAGTTCCACTAAATCCGTTTGCAATATCGTTTATAAGGTAATCACCTATTGTTTCTTCTAAATAAGCATAAGGCAAAGCACCTGAATAATCTATCGGTGTATAATAGTGAAACCCCGAAACGTATGGTTTAATAATATAAATTTCTACTTCGTTTCCGTTACCAAAACCAAAAGCAGGAATCTTTTTAGGTTCTTCGCTTGGCTTCTTTTTTGTCCAATCAGGGAAGTAATACCAATTTTCTATTTCGCCTTTATCATTGCATTTTTCAGCACGTAAAGTATGCATAGGAAAATGTGAAATAGATTTAACTAAATTCTTTTCCATTACAACCTGCATTGCAGCCATTCCTAATAACTTGCGTTCTAATGCTACTTTCTTTAAACAGTCAGGTTTAATGATAGACACCATTTGTGCGTACTCGTTAGGTTTTCTATTAGCATCTAATGCACCTAATCCTTTACCGTATATCATATTAGTAATACCTGTAATAATAGCACCGTTTGAAGTACTATAAAGGAATCTATCTATTAAGTACTGAAAGTAATTGTTATCGTTTCCGTATTCGATGTAATTGTTTCTTTTACTTTCTCGAATCTCAGGCGATGTATAAGCCGATAAATTAACAACTGAAATATTATTAGTCATATATTATAAATTCATTAGATGTAGCGTGTGCAACGTAAACACCCTGATTAATTGTGTATGTAGAAATAGATTGATTTGTACACATTATTTTATCTCTATAAACGACATTTGCGCCATCAAAACAAGTTAAGTTATATGTACGACCATCTATTAGAAATTCAAACGTTAAATCTTCTTGAAATTGCATCCAATACTTTTCTGTTACAAGTACAGGGTTTTCTATTTCGTGTTCTACATTTGCTAATTCATCTTTAAACACCATAGAAGTAATATTACAACTACGTGGCATAAACTTGAAATTTTGTGAGTATGTAGAATCCTTTAAAACTATCATTCTATTTTTTATTAAATAATAAATAAAAGTCGAAATTGTTTTAAAATAAAAAAGGGCAGCTATTGCCACCCTTAATTAAATTGTAAGAATAAATTAGTTACCTAAAACGATAGTAAATCCTGCACCTGCTAAATCATCACCGATAAAATTAGCTGCTACACGTTCCATTCCTTTTAACTCTAATGTGTATCCTGATAAATCGCCCATTACAGTTCCTGAAACAATAGTTCCACCTGTAACTTCCATTCCGTGTTCTAAACCACAATAGAATAAGTTTCCGTTGTTATCTTCTACAATCACTTGTGGACGTCCGTAAGCCAACAATTTGATTTGTTTATGTGTAACAATATCTAAACTTTTCAACTGAAGTTTTACACTTTGGTCAAAAAATGTAGTTCCGTTTTCACGTGAAGAAGTTATAGTTTGGTCAAAACTATTCGTTCCTTTTAATTCATATTTATATGCTGAAGGTGTACCTGTAACGGTATCGATTACATCTGTATTCGTTGCGTTATATGTATATCCTGTTGCATCACCCCAATTCACAAAATAAACGGCTTTTAAACCGCCTACTGCTGATTTACAGGGTTCTAATCTTCCGAGTGTTATATCACAAGCCATTTTTTATATTTTTTTAAGATTAATAAAAAAAAAGGTGATGTTTATTCCACCACCTTTTTCTTGTTTATTTATTATGATTATGCAGCAGGAGTGTACAATACAATTTCACTACCGATTCCGTATTGAACTACAGCAGTAAAACGCATTATAACTCTTACGTTTTGTGAACCATCAATGTCAGCCATATCAATTACTCTTACTTCGTTTTGGTCTGATAACAAACCTGTTCCGAAATATAAGTTTGATTTTTGTGCAGCCATCATATAATCGTTAGCCATTCCTTCTGCTACGAATACTTTAATTCCATCAAAAGAAAGTGAACCATTATTCCACCATTGAGTACCCATTGCGTTAGTACCGTTAGCACCTAAGCCACTTGCACCAAATCCACCCAAAGCACGTACATAATCACGAGCCACCGATTGAGAAACGTACAAGTACAAATCTTCTTTTCCGTACAATGCAGCAGGAATTAAATCTACTAATTTACCCATTTCAGCAATTACATTACCTGCAGTTACACCACCTGCAGCAGGAGAAGCAACGTCAAGAACTGTAGCATCAGCAGTAGCCAAAGCTACAAATCCATCAAATTCACCTGCATTAGCAGTAGCACCTTTCCAAATGTTTTGTTCTGTTTTTTCAGCAACTTTAGCAGCAACGTGTGCAATTAAGAAATCAGCAAATGAAGGCGGAAGCGAATCAAAGGCAGAATAGCCCATTGTAATCGATTCCCACGTGTTCAAAAAGTCGCTCTTACAAAGAGACAAATTTACTTGGAATTCTTCGGGAGTAATAATTCTTTCAGTTAGTGTAACTGTAGAAGTAGCATCAAAATCACAAGTAGCATTTTTTACAATACCATCTGTAGCGATTTTTTGAATTACTTGTTTGTATTTTACATTTGGCATAACTTCGATTCCACCATTTGCGATAGTAGAACCTGATAATAATGCAGCAGAGATGTATTTTCCGGAAAATTCTCCGGCATAACTTGAGGTAATTGAAACTGTTGTAGCCATTTTTTATATTTAGTTAAAAAGTTTAGACATTACAAGGTCTTGTGTAGACATTGTTCGATTAGATGAAATTTTATTTAATTTAACAGAAGATTTAATTTCAGGTGAGTGTGTTAAAGGTTGAACATCAACTTCAGCACTTAACTCTTGTTTTACTGATTTTAATTCAGCAATTTCTGCACGTAGTTTTTCAATTTCAGAAAAGAACATTTCTTTAGTGATTGATTCAACTACACGTTTAGGAGCAGCAGCTTGTGCTTCAACTTCTACTTCTACTTCAGGAGCTTCAGTTTCAGTTTCAGGCATTTCTTCTTCAGGCATTTCAATAGAAGCAATAACACCTTCTACTTCAACTTTTAAAACCATACCATCTTCAAGTTTGTATTCTCCTACAGGCAAAGCAATTCTATCTTCACCGTTTACAATGAATACGGCTGCTTCTGCTTCAAACACTTCTGATTCGATAACAGTAACACCATCTTCAAGTTTCATTTGGGCGAGTTTTACCTCCATTCCCAAAAGAGTTTTAATTTCGTTAATTACATTCATATTTACTTATTTAATTATTATAAAGATTTTATTTTAGCACTAATGTCTAATATTTCTTTTTGATTAGTAAAAGCTTTTCTAAATTCAGCAAAATTTTTATCTTTAGAAAAATCCAATCCTAAATCTTTAAATTTTATAGAAAGTTCATCTACTTTTTCACTTAAATCAATTGTAGTATTAATATATTTTTTAACTGATAATTCTAATTCTTTTGCTCTTGTTTTAATATCTTTATAATCATTTAAAATAAACATAGATTCATCAATAGCATCATTTTTAAGTTTAGTAAAATCTTCTATTAAACCTAATTCTACTTTTTGAGTAGCTAATTCTGTTTTCCCAAACAAAGCGTTGTTTACTATTTTTTCAGTTGACATAAGTAAAATTTTTTATATTAATAATTGTTGTTTTAAATTGTTATAAATTAGTTTGGTGCAGGTTCGTTGCCTTGTCCTACTAAAGTACCTATACCTTGTTCACGTAACTTACCATTACAGCATTTTGAGTTGTACGTATTATCTTTACACAAGCACCCACGTTTACCGCCTTTTGGTGAAGTTGTTTTTATTTCTTTACTCATCTTTTAGTAGTTGTTTAATTTTTTCAATCAATTCATCTTCTTTAGCTTGTGCAGATAGTTTTTGTTCATCACTAAAATAACCTTCAACACTTATTCCTAAATAAGTTCCGTTTTTAATTTCCTGCCATACCTTATCATTATCAATACTCATAATAACTGCCCAAGAACCTTCTGTAGCATTTAAATCATACAAAGCAGTTTTATCTATTTTAGGATTTTCAACTGTCCAAGATTCTACAACTGAAACACCATCAACTTCTGTTTTGTGTTCTAACGTAGCATTGTTATTATTTAATTTTTTTAAATATAATCTTGCTGCTTTGTTTACTGTATCTTTTGAAAATGTAATGTTGTATTCATAATCACCATTCCTTCTATAAATAAGTTTATCAGGAACTAAAGCCAAACCTATAATAATTCGCTTTTCATCATCAATAGATTTAAACTCTATTTTGTGCTGATTCAATGCAACCCAAGTTTCTTCAGTAGCAGGAAACTTTACTAAACTTAATGCTTCAATTCCGTCTTTATCAGCATTTTCATCAATAAACAATTCTATAGTATCTAATTTAGCCATTGTATTTTTCTTTTAAAATTAATTTATAACCATTTTGTTTTATTTATCCTAATGTAGCTGAACGTATTATGTTTCTATCTAAACCTTGCGCAGTAGTTACGTTATTTGCTACTACATACGCTTGCACAGGTTGTTGTTCTCTATTGCTAATTGCACCTGCTAATTGATTTACACCTGTAGCACCTACTACGTTAAATTGTGGAGCAGCACCACCACCACCACTTGGAGCAGCACCGCCTCCACCTCCTGCACTACCACCACCAACAGCTTGTAATGCTTTTGCAGTTGCGGCTATTGTGGTTGCTACACCTAATGCAGTTGTAATATTATTAAAAGCTATAACAGGCACAGCAGATTGGCCACTTGTTAAAATTGCTTGTGGAGTAGCTAAAGCACCAATATTTGCAGCGTTATTAGCCATAATCATTTTAGCTATAGATATTGCATTTTCAGCTATAATAGCTGCTTTTTGTACTGCTTTATTTTTACCTGCTACTTCTTTTAAAAATCCAACTGCACCTGAAGCTAAATTTAATCCTGCTTCTTGTATTGCCTTTTTTTGGTCTGCTGCTGCTTGTGCAATTGCTATTTCTTCATTAGTAGTATCTTTTGTGTTTTGCTTAATTTCGTTTCCGATTTCTTGCATTCTTGTTTTAAGTTCTAACTCGGCATCTACCCTTGCTTGCGTTCCTGCTTTTGCATTATCTATTTTTAATTGTAACCTTTCCTGTTCTGATTTTTGTTCGGCAAGTAATATTTCTTTTTCAATACTTAATCTTTTTAAATTATTTTTTTCTAAAGATGCATTAAACTTTTCGTTTTCTAAAGTCAATAAAGCAATACCATCAATTTCACTTTGCTTCATTGCAGTTAGTTCTTTACTTAACGCAATTCGATTTGATTCTTGCTCACTTGTTAAACCTTCAACTTGATTTTTTACAGATAATACATTGGTTTCTGCTTGAGTTAAAGCTATTTTATTTGCGGTAGATTTATTTAGTTCATAAGTTGCTTGTGCTGCTTCAAGTTGTTTGTTAGCTAATTTTGTCATAGCTTCACCTTGCAAATCTATAATGCCTTTTAATTTATCGTTAGCTTCAATCCTTTCTTTAATACTTATTAAATCATTATCACGTATCTGTCTTTGTTTCTCAGCATCAATACCATATTTTTCAACTAATTTAGCTTGGTCTGCTGCTGCTAATAATGCTGATTTTTGTAATTCATTATTTGCTGCTGCTGCATTTAAAGTTTCTTTACCATATTTACTAATTGCATTACCTATATCTTCAACTGCTTTTCCTGCTCTATCTACTGAATTGTTTACACCTGTAAAAATATCTACTGATTCTTTACCTGCTTTCTTAACTGATTCAACTGCCGCAGCAAATTTACCCTCAAATAAGTTACCTAATGCTTCGCCTAAATAACCTGCGGTTTTTAATAACGAATTAAAGCGTTCAATTAAATTTTCTTGAATTAAAGTTCCTAATTTTTCAATGTGTTTTTGTGGATTCTCAAATATATCTTTAAAGAAATCTACAACAACAGGTATGTTTTTAATTAAGAACTTTACTAAATCATTAAAAGCAATAGATAAAGCACCAATAGCAGTAGAAAAAGCATCAGCTACTTGTTGGTTTTGTGAAAACACATCTTTCAATATAGCAAACGCTTCAAGAAGCAAACCTATACCCATTGCTTTAATAGATAAACCTACCGCTTTAAATCCTTCACCAATAGATTTAACACCCTTTTCTGCGTTCTTTGCTGATTTGCCAATATCTTCAGTTTCCTTTTGGACATTTTGCATACCTTTTTTAAGGTCGTTTACATCTTTAACAACCTTATCAAAATTGCTTTTTAACTCTAAATCTATTTCGTACTTTTCAGCCATTTCATTTCCCTTTTAAGTTGTGTAAATCCTTTTTTAAATGTTTTAGGTAGTTCGTATTTACCTTTAGCAATTTCTATTAATTCGCTTTGTCCGTAATGCTCTGTGCATTGCAGAAGTTCTA